GTAGGGTATCAGGCTGGGTATAGCAATACGACTGGTGCAACAAACGCTTTCATTGGTCAAGCCGCAGGGTATTCAAACACATCGGGATCAAATAACACCTATCTTGGTCAGGGTGCAGGGTACGGTAATCAAACGGGTAGCGGAAATATTGCTGTTGGTCTGACAGCGCTTAACTCAGCAACTGGAGACACCAACACTGCCGTAGGTTTCCGCGCAGGCTATTCCCAAACCAGCGGAGCATCTAATACATACATTGGTCAATTTGCTGGTTACAGCATGACGACCGGCGCAAAAAACACCATCCTTGGCTCTTACAACGGCAACCAAGGTGGCCTCGACATCCGCACCTCAAACAACTACATCGTGCTCTCGGATGGGGATGGTAATCCGAGGGGGATTTTTGATGGCAGTGGCAGATATTTTGTAGGCACAACTGGCGTCGAGGCTACTGGTGGCGCAGCCTCCGGCGCAACTACAACTGGTTTTGGCTATTTTAAGAGCAGTCTAAACACGCTTTATGCAAACTGCACCAACGGCGCAAACTCGTATGAGGCGCTTGGGTTGATTCGTCAAAACTCAACAGGAAATCTGGCGTCGTTTTGGTACACCTTGAATACCCAAGTTGGTACTATCACGACCAACGGAACCTCCACTTCCTACAACAGCACATCCGACTACCGTTTGAAAACTTTGGTCGGTCAAATTACAGATTCTGGCGCTCGTATTGATTCCCTTAATCCGATTGAATATGACTGGAAAGTTAATGGTAAACGTGCCCGTGGTTTTTTTGCCCATGAGTTTCAATCCGTATATGCCGATAGCGTAACTGGTGAAAAAGACGCTGTGGATGCAGAAGGCAAACCCGTGTACCAAGCCATGCAAGCTGGAACGTCCGAGGTCATTGCAGACCTTGTGGCTGAAATCAAATCCCTCCGTAAACGCCTTGCAGCCGCAGGCATCGCTTAACTGAAAGGAAACATCATGTCACTCACCTTCACCACAACCATCAAATCCATGTACACCATCCCTAACCCAACGGGGTATGTTGTGAATGTGATTTACGAGGTCACTGGAACTGATGGAACGCACACCGCATCCATTGATGGAAACAGTCAATTCACCCCGACTCAGGGACAAACCATCGTGCCCTACGCCCAACTCACTCAAGCAGAGGTCATTGGCTGGATTCCCCCTGAGCAGATTGCCAGCGCACAAGCCAACATACAGGGTCAAGTGCAATCCATGATCACGCCCCCTGTCAGCCCTTCAAACACCGCCCTGCCTTGGGCATAAGGAGTAAATCATGTCAGCAGTAATTCAATGGCAAATCGACTGGATGCAAGCATCCACACAAACCATCAATGGTCATGCCGAGGTCGTACTGACCGCAGGGTGGAGGTGCAATGGCTCTGAGGCTAACACAGCCACACCGCCTGTCACGTTCACTACGAGCGTATACGGCACTTGCTCATTCCCTGAGCCTGCCGCTGGTGGTTCGTTTACCCCCTACGCACAATTGACTCAAGCTGAAGTCTTGGGTTGGTGCTGGGCCAACGGGGTCAACCAAGCCGCAACAGAAGCCGCAGTGCAATCCAATCTGGATTCACAGATTAATCCTGCATTCACGCAACCGCCGCTGCCTTGGGCATAATAGGGAAGTCGCCACCCTTTTTTGGCGATATTTTTAAAGGAAAAGCAATGGAAGATGTCAAAATTCAACTCAATCTGGCCTTGATCAATGGGATTCTTGGTTATTTGGGCACACGCCCTTATGGCGAGGTTTTTCAGTTGATTCAAAGTATTCAGGAACAAGCAGGACCTCAAGTTCCTGTTAAACCTGAAGAAACAGAAACCTCTTTGCAGTAAAGATCATGGATTACCAAAGACTTCGCACCCCATTGACAAACATGTCGTTCACGCCAGACGTTCCTTCAAACGCTCTTGGCCCGAATGAATACAACTCTGGTTTGAATGTTGAAACAGATGTCCGTGGGATTAAGAAGATTTTTGGTGAACAAGAAATCCTTACTGCTATTCCTGGTGGTGCTATCTTTATGGAAGGTGGTTTTAGAAATGAAACTAACTTCGTTTATATAGTAGCCACCAGGGATTCTTCTTCTAATGGCAAATGGTATATGGTCACAACTTCAGGGGTAACTAACATTACTCCTGGGGTTGGGGCTAATCCTAGTGTTTCTTTGCCTGGGTATATCTCTGATCTGAACATCACAACTTCTTGGGTTGGTAATGTGTTTTTTATCAATGACACATTAAATAACCCGATGTATTTGTTGCCAACAGGCACAGAGATAGTTATTACTCCTGATTCTCAATGGAATTACGATCCTGGTGTAACCAAAACCACAGCAGGATTTGTGCGTAACTTTTGTTCACCAAACGTAGGAAACGTCCTTGTTGCGGGCAATCTCAATAAGGTGTCTGGTGGAATAACGACCAACTATCCAACCACTGTGCGTTGGTCACAATCTTTTGCTTTAACAGGTGTTCCAGGTACTTGGGCGCCTACTCTTACGACTATAGCCAATGAACAAGAAGTTCCAGTTCGAGGTCCGTTGGTTGATGGATTCTTTCTCGGTGGTAATTTTTTCATTTGTTCTTATTGGGATACTATTGTTCTGTCTCCTATTGCTTATCAAAACAGCACTGCTCCTGTTTTTGGAGTACGTCTGTTTAATCAAGGCAGAGGACTTTTAAATAACAATTGTTGGACAAATACTGATCAAAATGTTTACGGAATTGATAGTCGAGATATTTGGGTGTTTGATGGTTCTGCTTTTAACTCAATCGGTAATCAGAGAGTTAAAGATTATTTTTTCAATAATCTAAACCAAACATACTATGACCGTGTGTTCATGGTCAACAACACACAGAAATACCAGATTGAGATTTACTATCCTGACCTGACCTCTACTGGTTGGTGCAACAAAATGTTGGCCTACCGATATGACCTGAGTGTCTGGAATCCTCCAAAAACCATTCAAAACGCTTGTATGGGCACTGAAGGACCTAAAGTAGTCAATGGTCAATTCATGCTCGCTTCGAGGGTTGTGGTCTACACCCAAGGAGAAGTTGCTAACTCCAAGATCATTCAGACGAACGTAGGAAACAGCTTTATCAATAATGCGACTATTCCTGCGCTATTTGAGAGAACTAACGCTGTTCTCCAATCCGACAAGGGTCCTGTACCTTTCTCAAATAAGGTTTATGTCCATAGAGCTTTGCCTGAAATCTCAGGAACTGGCTCGGTTCAGATCACTTTGGGCGGGGCTAACTCTACTGCCCAGGCTCCGACCTATGGGCAAAAAGGATATACACAGATTCAGACAGATACGCCTTGGGTCAACACCCAACAAAATTCTGTTCGCACAATTGCGGTAAAAGTGGAATCTAATGATAATTCTGATACTTGGAACATGACCGCTCTAAACTATCAAGCCCAAATTGTTGAGGATGCTTTCTAATGCCTTTTGCACTGGACTCTGATCCATCAACGTCAGAAATCTCTGATGCGATCAATTACATCCTTGCTAATTTTGGAGGGGGCAGTATTGTCGATCCAATCACGGGTCGAGTTACTGCTCCAGGTGGTAATTTTGTTGGTTATATTTATAAGTATATTTTTGTAAAGTATGCAAGCAGTTCAGATGGTTCTGTAAACTTTAATAATTCACCGACCAATCAAACCTATTTTGGCATCAGAAACAGCAATAGTTCTACTGAATCTACTAATCCTGCGGACTATATTTGGCAACAAGTAGCAGGTGGATTTGGGACTACAAAGTCTCTTTGGTATATCGCAACTGGTGGCAGACAAATCCAGTTTGCTGTTGCGACAACCGCTCCTGATGCTGGGTGGCTTGTTGACCCTGGGATAGCTATTGATCTGGATATTGTCACTTCTGGGACTGCTCCTGTTATTGCAGAAGCGTTTGTCAGCTATTTTGCGCTTCCTACTATTTCTGTTCCTCGAAGTGGTAGTCCATTAACGCCCAGTTTTAGTGGGATTGCTCCTGCTCTTTATGCAACAGATAAAGGAGCTATTGTTCCTTTTACTGACGCACAAACTGATTCAAATGTTTCGTTTGTCAATGGTTCTTGGAGGATAGGAAATAGTTCTACCACTGGATATGGGGATATTTCTTATTCCAACATAACGATTGGAAATCCAACAGATGCGGGTGATTTTGCTCAATGGCCTAATCCAACGGCTATGGCAAATAGTCCTGCTTATATCAATGTTCCTATTCGATATAAAAATAGTGCGGGTGTAGTTACTCAAGCTTCTGTTGCTGTCTGTCAGCTTATTTTTGCTGACCCAGGTGCTACAGGACCCGCAGGAACCTCAGGATCGTCTATCGATGTCTCAGGATATACATCGTTTGTTCAAAATGCTGGAGGCGCTTATACGCCTACAAATGCGACCTTATCCGCTATTGTCCAAAACATAACCAGTCCAACTTATTCTTGGTCAATTAGTGGTGCTACCCCGACAAGTGCAACAACTTCATCTGTGGTGGTAACTCCAACCAGTTCATCTACTGGGGTGACTGTTACTTTGACAGTCAATGGGTCAAATCTTTTATCTCCGCTGACCAAAACAATTAACATGCCTGTTGTTTACAACGGTGCAGCAGGTCAGGCGGGTGCTAATGGAGTGATGTCTGCTTTTCCAACTATTTATATTTGGACAGGTTCTTCTACACCTCCGACACGGCCTTCTACTACCTCTACCTATACTTGGTCTTCTGGAGCCTATACAGCGCCTTCTGGATGGTCTACATCGGCTCCTAGCAATACTGTTGCTGGCAACTATTTGTGGTCTATCACTATTCCTTTAAATGCTACTGCAACGACAACCACGAGTACGTTGGATTGGACAAATGTTTCTTATCCAATCCGAGCTATTGCATATAACGGAGCAAATGGCACAGATGGAACAAATGGAAATAATGGAAGCAATGGAAGCAATGGAACCAGAACTGCTGTATTAGATGTTTATCAATGGTCAGTAAATGCTCCAACTTCTTTTCCTTCTGGAACATCTACATATACATGGGCAACAGCATCATTTACTGCTCCCTCTAATCTTAATGGTTGGAGTTTAACCCCGCCTTCATCTGTTCTTGGGCAAACATTGTGGGTTGCTAGAACTGTTTATGCTGATAGTCTTGTCAGCGCAACCTCCACAATTACTTGGTCAACTTCTACTGCTTTGCCTATTAGTGCTTCAGGTGTCAATGGAAGTAGAACGGCTTTTTTAGAAGTTTATCAATGGGCTGCAAGCACCCCGACAGTTTTTCCATCTGGAACTTCAACTTATACATGGGCAAATGGATCGTTTACCACTCCATCTACGCCAAATGGATGGAGCATCAATCCAGGAGCATCTGTTCCTGGGTTCAATTTATATGCTTGTTCTGTAAGTTATTCGGATACAAACACGACATCTACTTCTACAGTTAATTGGACAACATCCACAGCATATATTGTTGGATATGCTGGAGGTAATGGAACTAATGGTTTGAATGGAGCGGCTACTTTTGTGATTACAAGAGTCGCTAATGACAGTTCTGCTCCTACAAATGCTGAGGTAAATGGTTTATTAGGAAGGAATCCTGTAGCTGGAGATATCTGTACTGTCTCATATAACAACTACAACAATGCTGTTGTTTATCAGTACATTACATCTTGGACATTGTTTACTACTTATATTACGGGTAGTTTGATTGTTCAAAATACCATTACTGCTGACAAAATGGTTGCAAACACCATGAGCAGTGATAACAATCTGACTCGCAATCTTACTGTTCGAGACAATTCAGGCAATATTATTCTTTCTTCGAGCCAAAATCTAGATTACTCAAGAATTATTGCATCTAATAATTGGCTGAACAGCAATATCACAATTAATAGTAATGGTACATTAAATGGAGCTGGTGGTGGTCAAGTAAACTTGAATGATTTAGGGTATACAGGTGCAACTAACGCTACAAGAAATTTAGTTAGTTATAGTGCTAGTGCGCCATCATCTCCTTATACTGGTGATATTTGGATTAACACTACTAACTCGCAATATATTGTAAATACATATAATGGCTCTGCTTGGGTTCCCGCCTCTAACCTTACTACTAACACTAATCAACTTACTGATGGAGCAGGTTTAGGTAAAACAGCAGTATGGACTAGTGTATCAAGTCGTCCATCTAATTTGTCTGCACTTACTGGAAGCGAAGCTATTCAAAATAGTTTAATCACTTTAAGCACTAATGGTACGTTAAATGGTGCTGGAGGTGGTACAGTAACTGCTGATGGATTAAATGCAGTAAAAACAGATTTAACAAATGCCCCTGCTGGAATACTTAATAGCAATGTTTCATTAGGTACTCTAGGCGCAGGCGCGTTTGCAACTTTAAGTCAAATTACTTCTACAAATGCTACAACATATATTGCTGGTGCTGCTATTGGAACTGCACAAGTTGGAATTTTAACGGCTAATAATATTGGCGCTCAAACTATTGATGCTACTAAAATGGCAGCTAATAGCATTACTGCAAGTAATGCGGCTATCGCAAATGCTGCTGTTAATACTCTTCAAATTGCTGGTAATGCAGTTACTATTCCTAGTGCAGCTACGGGTACAGGTACTGCTTCAGTATCCGTTACTTTTCCTTCTACAACAAGTTTAACATACCCATTAAATGTATTTATAACTGGATTTTCTGGGGCTGGAGCATTATATGTTTACAATAATGGTAATGGTGGCCCTTTTAGTTTTCCTGTAACTTTAAAATATAGCGGTCCTTCTGGAAATGGAACTTTATCCACTTCTTATTCATATCTTGGTTATGAATATACTTATGATGGAAGTGGTGTAAATTGGATTTGTTACTATTCTCAAGGTTCCGTTGGTGCTGTATGGTCAGTTCCTCAATCAGGAACATATACTTTTACAGTTGCTTGCACTGGAGGTAATGGATCAGCTGCCATACAAGTACTTGGAGTTTTAAGATGAAATTTTTTACTATTTACAATAAATTTACAAATCAAATTATTTCTTCAGGTCATTGTTTGGATCAAGATTTTGAAAATCAAATAGTTCCTGATAATTGTTTGATTATTGAAGGTGAATCTAATTTACAAACCCATTACATAAAAAATGGTGAAATTGAACAAATTCCAATAAATAATAATCCAAATATGGTATTTGATACTATTTCTGGAAATTGGAAAGAAGATCAAAATTTAACAATACAAAATATTAAAAATAAAAGATATAAATTGTTAATAAACTCTGATTGGACTCAACTTCCAAACAATCCATTGACATTGGAAAAGCAGCAAGCTTGGGCTGTTTATAGACAACAACTTCGAGACATTCCTCAACAATCAGGCTATCCCACAAATGTGATTTGGCCTACACAACCAGAGTAAATCATGGGCGCTTCATTTCCTCAAGTTCAACCAGGACAAGGCAACCAGCCTGTCAATCCTCAACCTACTCAGGCTAACTATTCTCCTGCCCAACAACAAATGAGCGGGAAAGGTAGTTTTACAGGATTTCCTGCTCACGATCAAAGTTCTGACAATATTCAGAATGATGTTCAGACAAATTCTCAAACGCAACAAGACTACAACCCTGGTGGTAAAG